GCGTGAGTTAGCAAACCGGATAGGCTCTAGTTTTGGCCGCATTCAGAATGAGGCTCTTGTTAGAATATTGAATTCCTCGGCATCTACTCTACAAAGAAGAGGATTATTGCCATCTTTTGCTATTGATGGTCGTGATTTTGATGTAAAATTCACTTCCCCACTTTCTCGGGCGCAAGATCAGGAGGAGATTCAGAACTTAACTGAGGCTCTTTCTCTCTCGGTTCAGATGGTGGGCCCAGAAGCTACTGCGGCCAATTACAAGATGGATAAAGTGCCTACTTGGATTGGTCGTAAAACTGGAGTGGATAATGAATTACTTCGCAGTAATACAGAAAGGGAGGCCGCTCTAAAAGAGATGTCCGAAATGATGCAGCAAGGGGGAGTAGGTGGAGAGCAGATCCAATAGTGGTTTTGAGTTAATTGATTTAATTGATAATCCTCAGTCTTCTAGAGATCAATTAGAGAATGCTAATAAAGAGTTAGCTCAGGTTTTCAAAAACACCTTCTCTTCTGATCAGGGGAAGAAAGCATTAAATATCCTTACTTTTCGATTCTTCAGGCAAAATCAATCCTTTTCTGATAATCCAGATCCTAATCTAGCTGTTTTAAGAGAAGGGCATAGAGAAGTTATGCAATTTATATTTGATGAAATAGGGAGGTCACAATGACATCGAAAACTAAAAAGAAAACAGTTACCGAAACGGTAAAAGATGCGGTTAAGAAAGCCCCAGAAGCCATTATAGAAAGAGAGGAAGCCTTTGTTTCTTGTGTGGGTGATGAAAAAACCATAAAGACTCTAAAGAAAGCGCTTAATTCTTTCTGTGATAAATGGGGCTTTGAAAAGGTAGAGTTTGTACGGCAGGTGAGGGCTTTCCGCATCTATAAGGGTAATACCCATGTGGACTGGATAGACTTAAACGAATTAAACAAAATTTATGACTTGAAGTTGGTAAAATTTGCTTCAGGAGATCGTAAATATCAAAAACCAATGAAGAGAGCCTATAGGGGGTTATGATGGAAGATCAAGATGTGATTGATACGGCTGATGCGGGTGTTCCCGTAGAAGCGGGAGGTACCGAGGAAGATAGTAAGTGGTTCTTTTCTAAAACTGCCGATGGTGAGGTTTTAGGATCTGGGGATGCGCCTGAATGGTTTCAATCTAAAAAATACCATTCTGTTGAGGAGCAAGCTAAGGCTTATCCTGAATTAGCTAAAAAGCTAGGCGCTTTTACTGGGGCCCCTGATGAGTACAATACTCAATTTATGGGTGAAGACTTTGAGCCGGGAGAGAACTTTGGTAATGCTGTAGAAATGATGCAGGGCTTAGGGGTTTCTCAGGAAGCCTTTGAGACTTTGATGGAATTTCATACAAGTGAGCTTGACGCGCTTCAATCTGAGGTAGGGTTTAACTCTGAGAACGAGATGGCTCAATTAGGCGATGACTCTAGTAGGCGTTTAGGCAATGTGGATAGATACTTGCAAGCTAATTTAGAGGGAGAGGAGTATGAGGCCGCAGCTGCTTTGGTTACTTCTGCTGATTCCGTTAAATTAATGGAAATGATGATTACCGCTCAGTCACCAAAAAAACTTCCCTCTGAAGGTGGTCACAATCCAGATAATATGAATGAGCAAAAGCTAAAGGATCTTCGTTATGCTAAAAATGAAAATGGAGATTTAAAAATGTCTGTAGATTCTGACTATAAAGCCTATGTAGAAGGAGAGTGGAAAAAATATCACGGTAACAGAGCTGCGACTCAGACTATTGATTTATAGCTAGACACTATCTATAATAGGTCATCCGATACCCTTCATAGGCCGGATATTATATTGGCCTCTCATAAGAGAGATACCCGAGACTTGCTGATTTAATATCTAAACCTGCGGAGGGTTTATTATGTCTAAGTTTCTATCTAGTGTTGCTTCGAAGGAATTCGATAGCGACGTAAAACAAGCCTATCAAACTTCGGGCTTACTTCGAGAGTGTGTTACCCGTCGTAACGGCGTTATTGGTGATACATACAATTTTCGTAAAATTGGTAAAGGTCTAGCTAACCAGAAGTCTACTTCTGATTTAGTCACGCCTATGGATGTGGGGCATGAGTTAATCCCTGCGGTTTTGTCAAACTGGAATGCTCCTGAGTACACAGACATCTTTGATCAAAAAGATGTAAATTTTGATGAGAAAATAGAATTAGCTAAAGCGATTGCAGGAGCCTTAGGTCGTAGAGAAGATCAATTGTGTATTGATGCTATGGAAGCCTCTACTCCTACCGCTGGCCCTATCGTGGATGCTGGTGAAAATCTTACTTTAGCCAAGATTGTTGAAGCCGCTGCTACTCTGACTGATCAGGGTGTACCTACTTCAGATCGCTATATGGCTATTAGCGCATCTGCCCTTGAAGCTGTTCTTACAGACGAGACAATCACCAACAACGACTACAATACAGTCAGGCTTTTGATGGCTGGAACTATTGACACCTTCATGGGTTTCAAATGGAAGATTATCGAGTCTAGAGCTGAAGGTGGTTTAGCTATTACGGGTAACATACGCAGTTGTTGGGCTTGGCACCGTGAAGCGGTTGGTACTGCTGTAGGAATGGATATTTCTACTCGCGTAGATTGGGTGGCTGAGCGTACTGCTTGGCTGTGTAATGGCATGTTGAAAGCTGGCTCCGTTGTTCGTGACGTTGACGGTCTTATTCGTGTTGATATTGATGAAAGCGCGTAAGGAGGCTTATCATGGCTTTTGACAGACAAAACTTATCCCGCATGGGTGGTGCAAATAGTGGTTCTCGGGCTCTATGGTTGTATCGTAGTGAAGATGATGACTACGCGACAATTTCTGGGGCTGACTATTTTCTAGATGCAATTGATGAGCTTAAGCTTGGAGATTGGTTAGGTGTAGAGGATAGTGGTGGAGTACACTCGGTTAGTTACATTGGCTCAAATGATGGTACGGCAATTGATATTGCCACTGGCTTAACTGTAACGGCGTAAGTTTAAGGGAAGGGGGAACCCTCTAGAGGTGAACCCCCTTTTGCTTCTACCCCTCTTCCCTTTCTTTATTAAGGTGGGCTTATGGCTACAAAGATTGGCACCATATCTAATGCACTTCTCCGTATTGGGGATGATACGATAAACTCTCTTGATGAGGGCAGTCAAAGGGCTAAGGTTGCCGCTAATCTTTATGATAATATTTATGAATCAGAGCTAATATCTCATACGTGGTCATGGTCGCGTAAAATACAAGCTTTAAACCTTACTACAGACGTACCTCCAACTGATGAATGGAGGTTTATCTATCAGATTCCAACTGATTTAATTCAGGTGTTTCGCATATATCCAGGAAGCGATTACGAGATATATGGGGATAAGATTTATTCGAATACCTCAAATTTAGCTCTCGATTATTACGCAAGAGTATCAGAGTCGGTATGGCCTGATTATTTCGCTACATTAATGGAGCTTGCCTTGGCTAAGGCTTTTGCCATTCCTATTAGAGAAAATACAGATATGGCTCAAGTTATGAATCAGGAATATTTAGCTCAAGGACAAAAAGCTAGGGCTGTAGAATCTAAACAGAGAATACAGAGGCCTATTCAAAGCAGGCCACTTATAGAAGCAAGATATTGAAAACTGTCGTATTACAGAATAACTTTGCGTCAGGCGTTTTTGAGCCAAGGCTTAAAGGTCGAACTGATATAGAGCAGTATGGCAAATCTCTTCAAGTTGGGCAGAATATAATTACTCTTCCTTTGGGTGGTGTTACTAGAAGGCCAGGGCTTTCCTATATCGACAAATTACCTAGTCAATCTGTACCGGTAGCTTCTACCCCTACAATGATTAATGGTGGAAACCCAGCCAGCATTAACGATTTCGATTACGACACATCTACTTCTACCACTACAGGAATAAGCACTACAGATCCTTATGTGGTTGTTGAATATGATTTGGGTTCTGCTACAGACGTACAATTTATAGATGTTATAGGTATATCGGTTGATCAAAGCCAAACGACTGATGAGTTTTATATTCAATGGTCTTCTAATGGCTCCACGTGGAACAATCTATTTCAGCTATCTACAGTAGATGGCAATGCTAAAACTTATCGCAGTGCGGGGGTGAGTGCTCGTTATTGGAGGTTAGTGAAAATAGGCGGCACGGATTTAAGCGCTTCAGTAGTTACCCTTTCAGGCTTCTGGATGTATACCGAGGGTGTTGCTGGTGCTTGTAGATTAATAGACTTTTCTGTATCGGATGCGGATAATTTTCTAGTCGTTCTTACAGATAGAAGTATGTCTATCTATGAAAATGATGTTTTACACTCTTATCTTCCCTCGGTATTTACTGAGGCTCAGCTTCAAACAGTGGATAATGCTAGAACCGATTATGTAATGTTATTTGTCATGGAAGATCAAAGGCCGCAGAGACTAATCTATGATCGTTTTCAAGATCAATTTTTAATTGATGAAATTCCCTTTGCCTCAATACCTAAGTTTGATTATAACGACTCTCAGAGTCCAAGCCCTATCCAGGCGGTTTATAATCTTGCTTTTATTGGATTTACTAATGGGCAGCTATTTAAGCTTCGGTTAGAGGGATTTGAAACGGAAGAGATAGTGTATGAAGGTACTGGTACGCAGGCTACCGCAGATGGAGTTAGACGCGCCTTAGAGGCGCTTCCTTTGGTTGGTGCCGGGGGTGTCACAGTTACATCCGCATCCCCTCATGTTATTACGTTCTCAGACTCTTCTACGGATAATTTCGAAATATTCTCAGGTTATCCAACTACAGGAGATTTGACGGATCAGGTTACTATTACAAATACTACTCCGGGTGTCCCTCGAAAAGAAGATGTTTGGAGTGATGGCAGGGGCTATCCTAGAACTATTACTTTCTTTCAAAATAGAATGTGGTTCGGTGGCACTAAGTCTAAGTTTCAAAGTCTATTCGGCTCTAGAGTAAATTCTTTTTTCGATTTCGCTCCTGATCTTGGGCTTCCTGTTGATCCTATTTTTGTTACCTTGGATTCTAAAAGAAGAAACGCTATTCAATCCCTTATCTCTAGTCGTAGGTTAGTTGCTTTCACAGATGGGTCGGAATGGGTATCTAATCAGGGTGTAGTATCACCAGAAGATTTCGATATGAAGGTGCAAAGCTCTTACGGATCTAGTATTGTTCGTCCTGTAGATGTTGAGGGTAATATCATATTTATAGATGATAATTCTGATACTCTTAGGGGGTTTTTATACGACTTTGGAGAGGATGGGTATACTTCAAATAACTTATCATTACTTTCTTCTCACCTTATTAAATCCCCTATTGATATGTCTTTCGCAGTTGGTGCGGCAGGGGAGGATTCTATATATGTATTCACCGTTAATAGCGATGGTACGGGCAGTGTATTTAATACTTTAAGAACTCAGGGTATTTCTAATTTCACAGAGATGGATACTAATGGATTTATTGTGGCTTCTGAGGGTGTTCAAAGTGATGTTTATTTTGGGGTAAAGAGATCTTTAAATTCTATTGATGGACTCTACCTAGAGAAGTACGCTAAAACAACTTATACAGACTCTAACATCTATCAGGCTATAGGGGCTCCTACTAGCACGATTACGGGACTTGATCACTTAAATGGTGTCGAGTGTCGAGTAGTCGCAGATGGCGCTGTAATGGACAATGCCATACCTTCAGGAGGCTCTATTACTTTATCTAGAGATGCAGAAGATTATGTTGAGGTAGGAATTAATTACGAGTGTACAATTCAGATGATGCCTATGGCTCCAGATATGGGAGTGACTAACGGTGTTATGCACAAGAAAAAGATTGCTTATCAAAATTACATGGTTTATGAGACTCTAGGGCTTAAGGTTGATGGTAAGATTATCCCGCAAAAAAAATTTGGTCAGGCTGGTTCGGGCTCTCCTTTGAGTAATATTCAGCCTCCTTTCACTGGACTAATAAGAAAGGTCGAAGGTCAGTTAGGATGGGATTCTACTTTAGAGCCCGTAATTACGGTAGATGATCCATTACCATTTACTATTTTAGCAATTGAAAGCATTGTGGAGGTGTCATAATGGCCGAAAAACAAGATGGAGGTACGCCAGAAAAGGATGTTGATAAAGGTGATGCTGGATTCGGATCTAAATTTAAAAAAGGTTTAGGATGGGGAAATATTGGCGCAGGTATTTTATCTGCTATGACTGATATTAATATTGCTAAATCCAATAAAAGGCTTAGTGATATTTCAGGTCGTATTGCTGATCAAGAGTTAGAGCTTGCAAAAACTCAAGAAATGACCTCTGCTAGAGATGCTGCTAAAGTCAGAAGGAAGAGACTTGATGAGGTTATGAGTGCTAGAATAATGCAAAATGCTATGTCGGGTTTGAAGTCAGAAGGCACAGCTTTAAATCTTTCGGCTGATGCTGAAGTTGCTTCTGAAGATGAAGTTGCGGCAATGGCAAACCTAAGAGCTAGGGGGAGAGTTATGGATAAGCAGGTTAGAGGCCGGAAAAGGGTTTCTGAGCATGAAGCTGAAACAGGCGTTTCTCAAGCTAGATCTCAGGGTGTAAGATCCTTGATAAGTGCGTTTAGGAGTGCGCCTCTGTAATGGCCTTAAAAAGAACCCAGCTAATAGGAGCCCCTGGATTACAGGCTTCGGAATCTTCTTCTGTTCAGTCTTTAAAGTCTAGGTTGAATTTAGATGCTGGACAATACTTTCAAGAGGCTGCTCAGATCTCTTCAGAGCTTGGTGCTGGTGCTGGTTTTGAGGAAGGAATTCAATTAGACGAGGAAGGCAAAGCTATCGCCCCTTCTCTTAAGGCTGGTATTACAGCTTTTCAGCAGCAGTTTAATAAATCGGCTTTAGATGCGTATTCAGCTAGTGTTAAGGCCGATGTCCGCACTGATTTAGATAGAATCTATGTTGAGAATGCGGATAACTCAGAAGCTTATACTTCGAAGGTAGAGGCTTATAGTGAGGGGCTTCAGAAAGAGTTGCACCCTGAGATTGCAGAAGAAATAATGTTTAGTATCAGTAAGACTCGTAACGATACGGGTTTGCGGGTAGCTGCTGCTGATCTGGCAAAGAAAAGAAGTGAGGCTATATCGGCCCATGACGAAAATATTAATAGTGCGGTAGATTTCGCCAAAAGAGAATCCTTAAATGGAAACCAAAATAAAGCTCTAGAGTACGCAGAGCAAGCCTTCGAGGAGATTGAAAGAAAGGTTGAGAATGGCTATCTAGAGATAGATGACGCTTTAGCTCAGAAACATGGTATTAAAAAATCTGTGATGGAAACAGCCATTCAGAAAGACCTCAGAGATATTTATAAACTAGAGGGTGAAAGTGCTGCTTTTGAAGAGATTTCTGCTTTACAAGCTGAGGTTCCCGAAGACTTCACTGTTGAGGAGTGGGATACCTTTACTGGGGCTCTGGTTGCTGATATTACTCAACAAGTTACTATTCAGAAGAAAGTACGTACAGCTGAAGAAATCCAGCAAGATGCCAAGCTTTCCAATCTTATGATACAAGCCAAGACAGGTGAGGGTGATGCTGGCGAGCTAACCATGCAGTTTGAGGCTATGTTTAAAGACCCTACCTCTAATATCTCTGAGAAGAAGAGAACTTCCTTTTATGTCTCCTTAATGAATTCTCAAAAAGAACAACGTAAGCAGGCTGAAAGCTTTTCCGATGTCTCTAAAAGATTAGGTGGTGATCAGTCAGTTATTCTAGATAAAGGCTCTGTGGATAAGTTCTATCAAGATATTTATGCGAATATCCCTGAATTAGATAATGTGACTAAAGCTTATTTCGTTGAACAGACTAGAATGGTTCCATCGGCTATGAAGAATGAGCTACGTCAATTCATTATGTCTGATGATATTGAGCTTGTTTTACAAGCTTCTGATTTAGCCGACAGGATAGAAGAAACTCCAGGCGTTATGGATAATGTGTTTTCTCCTACAGAAAAGGCTTTTGCCAATCAGGTAAAAATGCTTTCTTCTAATATGGAGCCTGAAAGAGCCATTAAAACCGCCAAAGAGCTTACTGATCCCAATAATAGAGATAGAGTGGCGGCTAGAGAGCAGGAAATTAAAAAAGGTAAATTCCACAAAGAAGATTCTGAGTATATTTCGGATAACTTTGAATCTGGATTCCTTGGGAAGATTGGTAGGGCTATTGTAGGCTTGGAGCCTGTTACCCTCTCTCCTGTAAATAAGGATAGGATTTTAAACGAATTCCGGTCTACTAGAGATGCTATTTATATGGCTGGATATTCGGATAAAGATGATACAGATCAGAAGGCCTTGAAAGAGATCTCCCGAAATTACGGTGAGTTTGATTTCGGTGGTCGTAACTATTTTATGAAATACCCGATGGATCTTTACTATCAATCTCAAGAGGGCACTTCTTATATTGCGGGGCAGGCTGTTATGGAGGCTTCTCAGCTAATGGGAGAAGATGTAACCGCAGACCAGATCTATTTCGATTGGGACGATACTACGGCTAGAGAGGCTTCTAGTGGAGAGCCTTCTTATTTAATGATGGTAATAGATAATGGTGTTCCTGTTTATTTAGGACAAAGATGGAGGCCTGATCCATCTCAGGTTAATGCCAGGGTTGCTATGGAGAGAGAAGAAGCTTTTGTGGAAGAAAGGGCCGCAGGAGTTCGTAGATCTAAAGCTCAAGAAGAAATGGCTAAGGCTAGAGAGGGAATGTCGCCATTCTCAGCGGGTCTATAATGCCTTTTATTGAAGATAAAGAATTTCAATCTAAATACCTTAGAGCTATAGGGCAGGCCGAGTATCCTGAAATTCAAGATACTCCCTTTGCTGAAGTCGTTAAGGCTCAAATGCTTTTAGATAACTCCGTACTTTCAACGGTGATGAGAAATCCCGACTTACCTGATCATCTGGTAGATAATACCAATTTCAATCCTTTCGACTATTTAACGGATGATGAGAAAAATGATGAGCTTTTTCTTTCTTCTGTGGCTACTGCTGATACGACCAATGAAATAGAAGCTGCTAGAGTACAAAGAGACTGGGAAATGGAGTGGCGGCATAAGCGAGATAATGGCTCAGCCTGGGGTGTTTTTGCCGCAGAGATGATTGATCCTATAAATTTAATTCCTGTTGCGGGGACTACTTATAAAACTTATAAGAGAGGATCTAGCATTCTGAAAGGAGGGGTAATAACAGGAACCACATTAATGGGTGCTGTAGCTGCTGAAGAAGCCTTGCTGCAACATTCTCAGGTTACTAGAAGTATGGGTGAGTCGGGAGTAAATATTGCTGCTTCTGGATTTTTGGGTACTATTTTAGGGATGGCTCCAGGGGCCTTGAAGTCTCTAACTAAGCGGTCTAATTCTGACTACGATAAAATCATAAAAGAGATTGATGAGGTTATGGATTCGGAAGTTAGGGTTTCAAGAGGTGAAAACCCCTCTCTTACTTCTGAAGTGAATAAGTCTATGGGTGCCGCTCAGTTCCAAGATTTAGGAGATGTTCAAGTAAAAGGAAAAGCAGCCCGAGAATT